ACGTCTATCATACCACCTGGAACCAGTGTCTCAGGGCTCATGTTGTACTGCATGATAATAGAAGGATACAGTGAAGTAGCATCGAAGGACTCTACCCATTGATAGGCACCAGGAACAGGCTCCTGTACGTAAGCACCTGCAATAGTCCTTGCTACACGACCATTACCTTGCCCAATAATGATATTTTGTTTCAACAAATGATTATATAACAAACAGTCCCATGTTTTTACAGGACTGAATACATCTTCAAAGTTCATCTTGGCGTCATAGGTCATAGTGAGGCAGAGTTCGATAAGTTTCATCTTATCCTCGAGTTGGTCAACCAACACTGTATCTATAATGTTGTATTCGACAAACCTATTCCAATCCTTCTCGTAAAACTCTTTGAATGTATCGTAAGGGTTTTCTAACTTCTTGTGACCGAGTTCAACCTCTGCTATGTGATCTAGTTTGTATGATTCACGGTTAACATAAGTAAACTTCTGATAGATGTCCAAGTAGTCTAACTGTGCTACACCTTGTACATCATATGATAAGTAAGTCCTACCACTGTACGTCCTTTCCTGTTTACGTACAAGTCTAAAAGGGCTCATCATTTTCTTAGCATCGTCACCATGTTCGTCACCGAACACTCGTTCCATTCTAGCAATGATATAAGGTATATCAAATAGTTTACAGTTCCAACCTGTGATAACGTCAGGAGGATTTTTTGCCCACCAATGAATAAACCTACTAAGTAACTGCTTCTCGGTTGTACACTCAGAATAATCTACATCAAGGTGTTCTGTGGCTTCAGTAGGAGTGTATGGACCAAGACCGAATGTAGTAATCTTTTTACTTACATTGTCTTGTAATGTGATAAGGGTAATATGTTCCTCAGGATTGAATACATCAGGAAAACCGTTCTCAACGGTAGTCTCAATATCTATTGAAAATACTTTAACCTGACTTATATCCCAATCAATTTCATCTTGGTATTTGTCAGCAAGAAACTGATAACCCCAGTGAGTTTGACCATAGATGGGAAAGTTAGATACTTCCTTGTACTGTTCTACAAATTCTGAAGCGTCTTTGTTATTATCAAAAGACATGGGAGCAACAGGCTCACCATACATACTTTTATAGGGGGTTTCTTTATTGGCCGGGACAAAAAGTGTAGGCGAAAAAGGTACCTTTTTAGATACCCGTTTTCCGTTTTCTATCCCACGGTAAAGTATTGAGTTACCGTAGTGTTTAGCGTAAGTGTAAAAATTTGACATCTCATCTCCATTCAAGTAATACCATTATATAACAATAAGATGATTATGTCAAGTCCTCCGGTATAACGACTACACCTTCTCTAATAAGTTTTTGTCTATTGACCATATGTTTTTCCTGGACTTCTTCCTTACTGCCACCAAAATATGGAACACAGTGGCCTTCTTCAATGAGCACTTCAGTAACCATTCTCCATGAATCTGTTTTTGCATCAAAAACCGTGAAGTCTCCAAGAACCCGTCCAAACTTACCTCTCATATCTTCACCATCTCTGGCGATTTGAGTTTTGAGTTTGGTTGTTTTTCCTAATAGTTCTTTGAGTCTTTTCTTTGCTGCAAGACCAAAGACTTTTTCTACCTTATCTCTTGTTCTGCTTTCTGGCGTATCAATGCCCATGATACGGACTCTTTCATCTGTTAATACGATACCAAAACCTAGGTCAATGTCTACGTCTACCGTATCACCGTCAACAACTTTTAGCACTGTACATTTGTATTCATACATCAATCAACACCTTCTTTCAATACTTGTTTTGTAACTGGAACGGCAGGGCCAGTAACTTTATCCAGATATTCCTTTTGCAATTCCACCTCGGGTGAAAAAACTGCAACCGCGTGACCGGGTAATATAGTTATAGTATGATTTTCGGCATATACAGCATAGGGTGCTAGTCCGACGCCAAATTGTTCACCTTTTTCATCTTTCTGCCTTAGCATAATTGCTACAGGATTTTCTATTCTCAAACACCTTCCTTTATCAGGGACTTCATATTCACTAACCTTTCCCATGATGTCTTCACCGGTGGTAAGTTTAACAATTTGTACATCGGACATAGCTTTCTCCTAATTTATTTCACTTCAATTTGTCTTGGTTTCATTTCTTCGGGTACAACACGTTTGAGGGTGATCTCAAGGATACCGTCATAGTAAACACTGTCTACAACCTCAACATCATTTGCAAGTGCGAATGAATGTGTAAAGTTACGAGCTCCAATACCTTTGTGATAGAATTTTCTAGTATCCTCACCTCGGTCTTGTACGCCCTGGACAATTAACTTGTTGCCCTCTGGAAGTAAATGAACATTAAATTCATCTTTAGCGAATCCTGCACAAGCAATTTCAATAGTGAAATGCTCATCATCATCCGCAATAATGTTATAGGGGGGATAGTTTGGACTATGAATCTCCGAAACATTGTGAAGATTGTCAAACAAACGATCAAAACCTATAGTAAAAGGTCTTACATTATCAAAAATTTCTGCCATGTTGGCAGTAGTATATTTACGTACCATAATTGTGCTCCTTTATTAAGCGAGTTTTAATGTTACACTACCCTATCGGCGTAGTGGTGCCGCCCGCTCGGTATCATCAAAGTGTACTTCACCTTACGGGGGCCTTTTATTTATAACGGGAAAAGAGTTTTATGAAAAAATAGTAAGGCCAATCATATCTGCCAAACTTTGCACTTTTCCAGTTATTATGATGGGAAGAATGATACAGCTCTCCTCCCCAAATTATTGCTAGAATATCATTTTCTCTAGTATGTAGTTTTTTAGTATGTCCTACTAAATTTAAACTTACTTGATAAATGTAACTCAAAGCTATTAGTGATATTAAATATCGCCAATCAAAAATCATACACCAAAATATAGAAAGAATTATAGCAATTTCCCAATAGTAATATAGCTGTACTCTATACAACCAATCTCTTGCTAATACTGTGGGAATACTTCTTCTTGCAAAAGGATAATTAAATACATTCAAATTCTCCCAAAGAGATCTAGCATGACCATGTGGATCTCTTTCAGTGTCTACATACTTATGATGTTCTTTATGTATTGCTGCCCAAAACATACTCATGCCACTCAATGTCATTGGTACAATAGATGCCAAGATAATTTCTAAAATCCTAGGCATCTTCCAAGAAAAATGAGAGCAATATCTATGTTGATATGCAGATACGATTATACCACCGACAAAACTAAAGCCCAATAGAGTAACCGTGACAGATTCAATAAAAGAAAACTGAAACATCATAAAATATATGTAAGATAAAACACAAAGTGCTTGTAATATTAAATGTAATTCACCATGTATTTTACAGTATAATAAAAGTTTTGTCAATTACCTTTTCTTTCCAATATTATATTTAGGAACTAAATTCCAATCATTTTTTTCCTTAAAGGAAATAATCTTGATTTGACTGAGAGGGGCTAAATCCTCTTTATTCAAGTCATGTACAATTTTTAGTAATCCCCAATCTTGCAATAATGTTGCTATCGTATTCCTTCTTTGTAAATCATTATCCATAAAGTCGGCTTCTTTGCCATCCAACGCAAACAACTCTTTGAAATGTGTGATAAAATATCTACCCCGCTTATGCAGGATATGACAGGACTGATACAATGTATTGTCCTTTTTAGATGCCACACCTATACGTGAAAGAGTTTCCTTGATCTTTAAAAAGTTCTCAGGATCTTCTAACAGAATTTCTAGGGGTTGGTAGTCGGGATAATCAATGCTAAAGAAATTATCTCGTTCAATCATTTCAAACACCTTTTGTTATAAATTATTATTCATAGTAACAAAGGTATTTATAATTTCCCACCTTTACAGGTTGCCAACCAACTCTTTATCTCTGCTATATCCTTATCAGACAAAAGTGTTAGTGCTTCTTTTGCCTTGTTAAAACTATATCCAAAGTATTCTTTTACTGCTTCAATATTACTTTCTTCAGCCTTAATCCATTTATTGTATCGTTTTGCTTTACGAACAACATGGCGAAGAAAGTCATACTGCATCCTCTCATCTAAATGAGGTCTACTATTCATTTCATTAGCAGGAATAATTGTATCAGGACCGAACCCCAAGCCTCGATTAACAATGAAAGCACCATACTGATTCTCATTGTCTTCATTCATTATGTCTTGTTTAGTATAAGAAACACTATTGATAAAATCAAAAGGACTAAGTTTCTTTATCTTCTCTACGTATTCTTTTTCATCGACCTCTTCAACAGGAGGTCCAAACTCTTTAAAATAGCTCATGTGGAATACCTGCATCATCTAAAACTTTAGATACTTCAGTGTGAACATCTTCAGCAACAATACATAATCCTAACAGCTCATTTAATACACCATTATTTTTTAACATTCTTGCTACACTGTGGCTTGAAGTAGGAAAATAAAATCTTTTTATGTTAGGCAAAGTAGGAAACTTTATCATGTGAGGTACATCAATTTCATCTGGTGTCCAAAGATGAATATAGGTTGTCATAGGTCTAAACATTCCTTCTAAGTTTTTCCAACCAGAAGCTAATACCTTATCTCTTAAAGGTTGAGTCCTTTGGTCAAAATTATGGGTGACTTCATTAGGATCAACACTCCAGTGAGGTGTAAATGCTATCACTCGATGGACATCAGCATGGTAAGCAAACTTAATAGCATTTGTTCCTCCCATGCAGTTTCCTAAAGCTGCTACATTTTTTCCATCAAAGTAAGGACTCAGAAAATTAGATACCGACTCCCAATCAATGTGACTACCCCAAGTTCTTTGTTTGTCAATAACCCAAAACCGATCTCCCATTCCTGTAGTAACTTTTACAAACTCAGGTCGGTCAAGAGCATCTCTGTTAAAATTATTGAAACCAAATATATCAAAGTCAATACCCGAAAACATAATAAGGGTATTGTTACCTTCACCTTTTTCGTAGAAAATTCTGACTGTATCATCATCATGGATTATGTTCATTTAAATTTCATACTCGCCATCAGTTCAGTAAGACAGGCTGTAAGATTGATCTCCTGATCTGCAACAAACGCTGCCTTGTATTGATAGTCAGCGATAAGTACAACCATTTGAGGTACGGTTGTGATCTCAGGAATCAAACTGTCATATATGTATCTGAAAATACCTTGAGGGTCTGATTCAACATTGTTAGCAACCCACTGACGCATCTTCTTCCAGTCCTTTTCCTTCATTGCTGTAATCAGTTCTTTAGTATTCACTTCCGAAAACTGTACAAGTATACCTTCATCAATAACACCGGAGCTACTGTAGCGCTGTAATTCGTTTATCACTCTCCTATAGTCAGGATAGTGTTTCATCAAAAGTTCTGCTAACACCTTGTCTTTGTACTGTACACCCTCTTGTCCGAGTATGTACTGCATACGTTTCATAAAAGCAGCAGCAAGTTTAGCCTTGTCTGCCTTTTGTGAACCAAAGTCAATCACCGTAGTCCTGCTGTGTAGAGGAGCGATGATCTTTTGTTTGTAGTTACAAGTGAATATGAATCGACAATTGTCTGAGAAGGACTCAATGAAAGCCCTGAGAGCAGGTTGTACCGATTCACGATTGAGGTAATCAGCCTCGTCTATGATTACTACCTTAGGCTTGCCAAGGAAGGACATCCCACTAGCAAACTGTTTGATCTTAGTCCTCAGTGTATCAATCTGACGACCCTCATCCGAACCATTGATAACAATGTAGTCACTACCTAGTTCTTCACATAGGGCTCGTGCTACTGTAGTCTTACCTGTACCTGCTGTACCACACAGAAGCAGGTTAGGAACTTCACCCTTAGAGAGAAATTCCGTAAACATACTTTTGATAGATTCAGGTAGGATACATTCTTCAATAGTCTTGGGACGATACTTCTCAACCCACAAGAAATGTTCCATTCACAACTCCATAATATAATATAATTTTAACCTAACTTTTCTTTTACTGCTGTTGAATCGGTCACATTCAACTCAATATGTTTACCTTCTTCCTGCTGTTCTTCTTTTACTTCTACTTCTACTTCTTTTTCATCAGACATTATCTTCCTCCTCAAAAGGATTTACTTCTTCTTTTAGGACTTTGCGGATCATGCCCAATGCAGGACCCGTAGTCTTAAAAATATATTCTGCGTCACCATCAACACTGTTAATTTCTAGCAACCATCCATTTGCTACTTCACGCAAAGTAAAAGACATTTTACCGTCCATAATTAAAACTCCGAAGACTTATCTAGAGCAATCCAATACTCTACATTGTCTGACTTAAAGTGTACGAAACCACCGGTCGATGGAATGTTTACTGTATAATCCTTAGGCATCATTTTGATATTCTGCGTAGGGATATGTGCTTTGAAAGTCTTATCAGTTTGACCGATAACAGTTTCAAACTTTGTAGCGTTACTCAACTCAGGGTCTGTAATACGCACCTTAGCGTTAGTACCGTCTGCGATAATACTTACAAAAGGAGCTGAGATAGTCGCTGCTGTACGTAACCAAAACTGTAGTGAATCATTAGTCAAGGCGTGAGTAAAGAAGCCCTCCGAAGAAGGCAAGTCCTTCTCAGGTGGTGCTGTGACAAGTTCAGGTTTTGAGTAAAAGAAATTAATCTCACCAAAGTTCTGAACCGAGATTGCCATATGGTCATCATTAAGACTAACTTCAGGTTCATCACCCAAGGATAGCACTGCTAAGAGTTCATTCAGGTCATAGATCGCAAACTCCTTATCGAAGCTCTCGGTCAATGTAGCCTTAGCGAACGCACTCTTACCAGAGTTAATAGTACGAATTTCCTGTCCAGCCTTTACTAGGATGTTAGGATTAATTTGCGAGAAGTTCTTTAGAACCTCAACTGTGTTCTTGCTTAGTTTCATAATATAGTTCCTTCACTATGTTAATAATATATTATTATAATATAAATAGGACTCAGTGTCAACTGCTTTTAACTTTCTAATACAGAAACATCTATAGTAGTCCCTGCATTGTTAGCTTTTTCTACTAGGTTATTTCTATTCCAAACAGGTAAAGCCGCATTATAAAAAGACTGCCAAGATTCCTGGTCAGGAAAGGTGTAAATCGCATCTTTTACGAGTCCTTCGCCTGAATATTCTACAGTGCCACCATGTTCTGTCACCAATGAAGGCACAACACCTACATCACCCGATGAATAATCAAAAGTTTCAGTCAATACTTGGGAATCACTAGCTCTAGTGATTCTAAATCTTACTTTATATGCCATTGTTATCTCCTAAATAGCAGGTTATATGTCTCTTATTTATAACCTTGGTCATGTTCATTCAAGGCTAACAAAGCATAATGTAAGATTTTTAGTAGGTCTTTTCTATTGTGACCATCCTTCTTACCGTATCGCTGAGTATACTTGAGGACATTGCCGAGGAAGAATCCCATGCCGTGTCCACAATCCATAATAAACTCTGAGGACTGAAACCTATTACGGCTGTAATGCTCACCGTACGTTGCGTCCACATAAGCCTGGAGCTCTGCAATTAGAGCTCCTTCGTTAAATTTGTAATCAACATTCTTCATAATTATCTTTACCATAAAAATTTTTATATATACACCTGACCTGACTAAATTTATTTTCTGTAGCATAGTCTCGTATTTCTTGTAAAATATCCTCTAAAGAAACCTTACTAGTGAAATATTCAGTTTTCCATCCAGTGTTATCCGTTATCCTATACTCATCAAATTTTTTGTGTATTGTTTCTTCCAATTCTATTACCTGACCATCCGTACTACATTCAAAAACATGAGTAAGGCACATTTGTTGACGAATCTCAGGGTCTTCTTCTGATCTGCCTCGTATTAATTTAACCAATCTATCATGTAATGCTTTAATTTCTGTAGACTCACAGTGCCCTGGTTTATATTTTTTACCGTCCCAGAAACAATACAATAAGTAATTAGATTTATTCATATTAAAAGTTAAGAGCCGTTTCTTTTGTAAGGAATTTAGTATACTGTTTAGCTACATCATTCTTAGCAGCTGCTAAGACCAACCATTTGGCATCTTTATTTTCAAAGATATAGTCCAACCCTTCTACCAAACCATCATCATGTCCTTGTTCAACAAGCAGACACCACATCAACTGCCATCCACGTGATTGTGTCCACCTTAAGTCGCTTTTAGATAAAATTTTAGTAAGTTCGGTTTTTACACTGCTCATACCACCCATCAACATAACTAGATTCTTCCAATTATTGTGTATGTTTTCTTCTTTCAGAAGACCCTGGACTTGAAGATTGCTCCAAAATGCCCAAATAGTCTCATCAAATCTTGTTTTTCTAAGATAAGAATCATTAGCAACAAATTTACACAATGCTTCTACTACAGTAGGTTTTTGGCTCATAATGTCAGTATGAGTAAAAGAACAGGGTATGTTTTTTTTATGATCTTTTGTCGGCAAAAGTCTACAATTATATTTCTCCATAATTGATATTTTTTCCAACATACTATCATTTGAACCCCAGCTAGAATTCAAGCCGACCAATTCAAAGTCAGAATAATCTTCTCGGGTTTCACGCAAACTATTAACAGCTATACGAATAACGTCATAATCCTTTAAGTCTGCTTTACCTAAAATATTATATTGTAACATCAACAGTCCGCCAAAACCTTTTGGACAATTATAAAATTTAACAGCATTTTTAAAAACTACACTTTCCATATCAGGCGTAGTAATAATATCACCCATGCCGTGAGTCTCACCATCACACAGGTGCATCCTCCCGGGAGCGTTTACAGGATCATACTCATATGCAAGAACAGGAGTATTTAAATATTCCATAAAATTTTCTACAATGCCCATAGAATGGGCATCTGCTTCTTTTTCCCTCTGAAACAGAGGTATACTATCACAATCAGCTGCGGCCAGATCACCATATTCTACTCTAATGCCAGCTTTTTCGGCATTTTCTTTTCTGTTTTTACAGAAAATATTTCTAGTAGTTTCGCTATAACCCATTTTTACTAAAAGTCCCCTTGCTAAATCTATTAAAGGGACCGCAGAATTGATAGGAACATTCTGCTCAACTCCAGGATCAAAAGGATTATTTTCTGCTGTAAAATTTGGATTGCCTATGGTCATTTTTTAGTCCTCACTATTTAAATGTAACTACCATTATACACGTTTCGGAGCGAATGTCAAGCATTAAAACTCGACATCGTCCAAAGAAGCTTTCTCATCCTCAACGGATTCTGGGTTTGCAGGGTCAACCTTAGTGTACAAGTCAATAAATGCCGCCTTAGTATCAGCGTCAAAACGGTTGGTACACAAGGTGATTGCCTTAATCTTGTCTTTGAATACACCG